CAGAACGATAAACTGCATGAAGAACTGGAACACTCGAACAGAGATTTCTTCGTTCTTGCTGGACTGATAACTATCACGCTGCTGCTTGTACTGTATGCTATGTGGTAATGTGGAAAGGGGGAATCTTAAATGGCAAGACTAGCAGAAGTATGGTGCACATTCAGAAATCCAATTAATCCGTCGCAGTTCTATGCGCTGAAGAATCGTTTTTATCTGATAAACCTGGATAATGTTACGTGGTTCATGGAATCGGCAGACTATAATATGAGAGGAGATGCATGGCTGATAAAGTTCTATCATAACGGAAAACAGATTCATTCGATGAAGTTCTATGATGAACGCTTAGCCAAAGACATGCTTAGATACCTTAAAGAGTTCAGACCGAAAAAGGAACACGGCACATTTGATTTCGAAGGAAGAACAATCGACATAGACGATGTAGTGATGATTTCCAACAAGTACTATAATGATGCCGATTCACTAGGTGATACGAAAAGGTACACTTTTCTGATACATACAGTCAATTCAAAATGCAAGAGAGTTACCAAGAGCAGTATACCAGGTCGAGAGACAATAAGAGAATTTCAAAAAAATTCATAAGATAATACGAAAGGTGGTGATAAGTCATGAGTGATTACAGAGGTGATCTATACAGAAAAATCGTACTTGATTTCTACAAGCAGAAGCATAGACCACCGTATGTCGAGGAACTCAAGGGCTTAGGTGTCAAGGAACTGTACTTCAAGAAGAAGTATGGCTCATATCCTAACTACATCAGAAACGAATTGAGACTGCCTATTACACAGACATTCGCTAGAGACAGGATAGTAGTAGACAAGACAACAAACGAAGTCGTCTTCGAAGGCACGATTTATGAGATAAATGAATTCTTCTTCACTAATGAGCCGAACGTAACAAGACATACGCTTGATTTCTATCTTAACAAGAAGGCATTCAGAAGGTACTGGTATATCTTCGCCAAGATGAACTATCATGTATGGGTTGCGAGCGACTGCGACTTCAAGCAGTACAGACGAGCCATGTATTTCCTGTTCAGAAAGAAATGCTATCCAAACAATATGCTTTATGCGAAGAACGGAGAGGTGGCACAGCTCAAAAGGCTCGGAGAGCAGCTCGACAGGGGTGAGATACAGCTGAGCGATGTGCTGGATGTGGAGAAATACAAGGAATTTATAGGAAAGGACATTGATTACTATGAGGTTGTATGACGAAATAAAACAGAATATAAACTGCATTGAACTCGCTGCAGAACTGGGCATCGAACTGCACAAGAACGGGGGCACATATCGCTGCCCCTCTTTTATTCATGAAGGACATAATCCCAACAGTGTCATGGTAAGCGAGGACTCCTGGTTCTCGTTCAGTGACGGTGTCGGAGGAGATGTTACAGACATGCTTGCGTATGCAAAGTATGATGGCGATAAGTCTATGGCGTTCAAGGATATGTGCCATCGTTTCAATCTTGCATTCAATGATACTGAATACAAGCAGAACTATAGAGAATGGAACAACGCCATACTGCAGTGGCACAATGAATTGACAGAAGAAGACATAGAATATCTGCATCAAAGAAAAATCAAGGACAGCACCATCAATAACCTTTATATAGGAAGTCATGTATTCAAGGAGAAATCGCCTAACGGTGAGATGGTGGATGTACCACGTATCATCATCCCTATTTTCAAGAACAACAGCTGCGTCTACTACTGCGCTAGAAACAGAAGCGAATATGATGTGGTGAAATATAAGAAGCCATACCTGGAGGAGGCATTCAAGGAGAATACACTGTACGGTCTTGATACACTTAACAGAAGTGAGACTTATGCCGACAATGATACAATCGTCATTGCAGAAGGAGTGTTCGATTTCTTGACATTCTACCAGGAAGGCTACAGAGTTCTCTCAAGTGCTACAAGGCTGTCTAACAAGCAGACGGAGTATCTATGCAAGATTGCCAGGAAATTCAAGCGTGTTGCCATCTGCTACGACAATGACGGAAGAGGTGTCCAGTTCACAACATCAACTGCAAAGCAGCTGTTCGAACACAATATTCCGTTCGATATAGTCAACGTTCCTAAGAAGTACGGCAAGGATGTGAGCGACTGCTACTGCGCCGGCCTCTCACCTAGCACGTTGTTGAATAATCATGTGGTGGACGGTACGCTATGGTATCTGAAGACTACCATGTCCGATATGGATGAACTGATGGAATATGTCTACAAGGCACACAGTCCTTATATGAGCAGAGTTAAGAAGAAAGCCATATTGCAGTATGCCAAGGAGTTTTTAGGCGCTGACGGCGAGGAAATGAAGGAAATACGAAGGGAACTGACAAGAGGCAAGACAAATGATGAATATGCCCATGAGTTTATTGCCAACTATGACTATAAATTAAGATGTAATCCATCACTCGGTTTCTATCGATTCAACGGCACGTACTGGAGCAGATGCGATGATGCACTCATCAGACAGGGAATCATGGAGATGTTCGATGTATCATTCAATCTTGAAACAGCGATACTGAACAAGGTCAGAACGATCGTATATGATGATACGCTCCCTAACCAGGTGAACTGTCTTAATCTCAAGAACGGCACACTCTATTTCACGGAGAATCCTTTTGACGGCTATTATCGATTCACTAGAAAGCGCAATCCCGATGACTTCAACGACTATGTACTCAACTACGAGTACAGAGAGAATGCATACAGCCAGGACTGGGAGGATTTCCTAAGCAGCACAACTAGCAGTGACGAGAAGCTGATCAAGCGATTTGCAGAGTACTTCGGCTCGGTATTCATGGAACACAGCATACAGGATAAGGCGTACCTCTTCTACGGAAACGGAAGCAACGGAAAGAGTGTACTGACAAAGGTATTGAGTGCTCTGCTGGGTGACGGTAAATTATGCAGCACTCTAGAATTAAGCCGTCTAGGTGGGCGCTTCGACACGTTACAGTTATTAGGCAAGTATGTAAATTTCTGTCACGAAGCGACAAGCGACATCAAGGAGGCAGAGCCTATCTTCAAGGCGATCACATCAAACGATGTCATATCTACAGATGTGAAGGGCAAGCCACGTATTGAATTCAAGCCTAGATGCAAGATATTCATTGACTGCAACGAACTGCCAAGAGCGAACAAGTCAAACGGCGGATGGCTCAGAAGGTTCGAGGGTACCAAGCACAAGTTCAACAACACATTCACCACAGACGAATCAAGAGTGGATGATATCCATGTATTCAGAGCGATACCAGGAATCGACACACTCCTCACAAGCGAGGACGTGCTGCCTGCAGTATTGTGGTGGAGCATTGGTGGTTATGTCAGACTGATTGAGAATGGTTATAGGTTCAGCGAGATAGATGAGGACAAGGATTTGGAATACGAGTTCGCTATCGAGAGCAACCATGTTATCGAGTTCCTCAACGAGTTCGACTGGGTCGATAACGGCATGACTCTTACATCAATGAGAGCAAACAGAGTGTATGAGATATACAAAGAATGGTGCGATGAATGCAGATACAGAGTCGCTGGTAGAAACACCTTCTATAAGAATCTGAAGGGAGCAATTACCTATTTCGATGGAACAGAAACACCACACTGCGAATTAAAGTCCATACGAAAGCAGTGGTTTTTGGTCAAGAAGTAGAGGGGTACACAACTTATGGTGTTTTAAAACACCACAAACACCACATGGCATATTTTTACATGTCTCTTACTATTTAATAAAAAGTCCATAAAACGACACTGCAATACCATAAACACCATATGTAAAGTAGAAAACACCACTTGAAAAAACATTGATATTTACTTACTTTTTTATATATTTGTGGTGTTTTGGTATTTTATATATAAGTAAATAGTATATAGAATATATGAAAGTAAATATATATAGAGGGAATAGAGAAGAGCAAAAAAACACCAAAATACCATATTGCTCATATACAGACCACCCATCCCCCTTGTGTGTGTGCGATTTTTTTGCCGGGGGGGGATGTGTGAATGTGATACATGAGGGAAGGGGGTTGAATCTGACCATCGGTCATTTATTTTGTCAATATTTTTTTGGAATTTCGATTTTTAGGAGGTAAAAAAATGGCGAAGAAGAAGTTTGACTACAATGAGATGGGCGAAAGCAAGCTGCCTGTCGCACGTGCAAGAGAGATGCTCAAGTTAAAAAGAGCAACGATCAACGATTTTGATGTAATCAAGAACAGAAGTTATGAATATCTCACTTACTGCGATGAAAACAACAGAGTTCCTACCTTGAGAGGCCTATGCGTCTGCCTTGGAGTTTCACCAGACACTGTTAACAGATGGATTGCTGAGAGACCTAATCACGAAACAACGATTTTTCTCTCACAGATGCTGAATCTTATGGCAGATAATTTGGAACAGGGAGCGCTCCAAGGAACTATGGACAGGAACGCTTCTGTATTCCTATTGAAATCCAATTTTGGCTACAGGGATAACCAGGATGTGAAGGTTCATCATATGGTTTCTGAAAGCAAGTCAATTGAACAGATTGAAAAGGAAATTTCTGCTGTTGTTATAGATGCAGATTTTGAAGAGAAATAAAAAAAGGTGAGCGTTTTTTTGCTCACCTTTTTACATATGCACGTGAAAATTCTGCCACCACGCGTGTGAAAATTCTGACGGCGCCGTACGCCATCTGAAATTTTGCCATATTTTTTCCATTTTTCTTGTGTATAGATTTTTTTGTGTTTTCTATGCTTGAATTGGTATAGGCTGCATACTCTCATGATATAGATTACATGCGCCTATAGTCTTAAATGGGCTACATTTCAATTCTAAGACACGTTTATATGAAAGATGATAATTATATCACGATATGATTAAACACGCTTAAAAGGGCTATTTAAAGCCCTGTAGTAATGTATGTAAATTGGTGTGTATGAGCTGCATTATATAGATAGCCCACATTTCAATTCTAAGCGTTATTTATGTGGTCATGGTATATTTATATCACCATTATATAAAAGTCTATTAGAACGCTTAAAATGCCTATTTACCTATGATTATTAAAACGCTCATGATCATTAAAATACTTATGAACGTTTAAATGTTTATGAACGCTAAAAAAGAAGATGTCACCATCTTCTTTTTATAATTCTTTTACCGTTGAAACTTAACAAGCAGACTTCTAACCAGGTCATGAAGTAAAAAACCAGTTTGATAAACCACCATATCAACCACAACGGAAAGAAACACAAATAAATCAATAATCTAAGCAATTAGTCAACCCCCTCTATACGAATAGCACGGCTTGCGACTGGGTCCACCTTGACAAACATTCCCATTACGTCATAAATTTCAGTGTTGCCGCTTTCTTCTACTATATCATACATTGTACGAATATAACAGATATCTTCATGACTGTTTATTTCTTCATAGGCTTCTAATTTCTCTAAAATTTTTAGTTCCTGGTCCTCATCGCCATAGTAATAATAATCATCACCATAATAATACTTACTATAATAAGCATCGTTATAATGATAATATCGTGATTGCCATGGGATATAGCCCTCATTACTATAATAGATACCATCGTTTTCAATCCAATCACCATAGCGGTATATATTGCCGTGACTGTCTAAGAACGCCAGGCGTGAACCATTTATAATAGGTTCTAGCAGCTTTTCCGTTCTATCATCGTGTAAGAATTTAGGGTTCATATCATAGAGATATGATACACACTTATTCACAAATAATTGTGTATCACTATAGATACTTTTCTTTTCCTCAAAGTCACTAATAATCCCATTGTGTGCCATTCCTAAGTTGGTTATAACGTGTGTTTTTCGCAAAGCGTTTAGGTCACTAGTGACAGGAAAAGGATGGCAAGTGGCGCCATCTGTTTTCCCACTAGTGGAAATACGAAAATGCAAAATTAATGGAATTTCTTCTATATTGATTTTCTTTTTTAGTTTATCAAGACTATTTAACAATTCTTTTAATGTCATGAAACCTTTATTGATATGTACTCTATTGTTATAAGCGTACATATAACCCGCACCGTCGGGGTTGGTATCAAACATTGTTTCTAGTGTCGTTTCATCTATCATTTTTTGATGAGCTGGTTTGATTGCAATAATACACATTAGAATTCACCTCCTAACAAGTTAGAAAGTTCTTTTCTATTACATAAGTAGTAATAACCATGTGTTTCGAATGTATCAAACTCCGATAAATTAATATAGTTCTGGCGGCGTTTGTGTAGTTCTCCGTTATTGTTATAGAGGCAATAGAAAACGATTGTATCTCCTACAATTTCACCAACGCACACATGATTTAGATTGATAAATACATTTTCTTCTAAACCTTTTTTAATTGCTTGCATTAGTTCGTTTTCTTTCTTTTCTAGTTCACCTAAATTCAATTCATTATCGCAATAAATGTTGCGTGAATTACTGTATTCTCTACAATAATCACCATCTAGCAATAAATCCCATGTGATAATATCTGTATTACTCATTGCAATCATACAAATATTGTGAACTAATTCAAGGCTTGCCATAAACGTTTCATACTTGAGGGTTCCACGGAAAAGTCTAAATTCGTAAGTAGAACTATTGTTTTCATTAAACCAAGTAGAATGTCCATAGTGTTTAATGTTTTTCGCTTTATGCATTGTTACACTATTTTTATGAATTCTTTCACCAAAATCGCTATAACCACAATCCCAACGTTGACGGCGTGAAAATTGAAATAATTCATCCTTAAAGAAGAAAAGAATTGTTTTCAATCTGCTATAACCGCGTTCATCAAAAAACGACTTGTTAACGTGTACGTGTAAACCACAAGTACCGGCGTCGTGTGATTGACAATTACCATCTAATTCACTAAAAAACCAGTCATTATAATGTTGGTTCTTGTGATATTCCAATGTGCAGGGCTGGGAAATAAACTCAAAAGCAACTGTACAATCATATTCACAATGTAATGTGCTATCCATATCACCATCTAATACGCTTGAGGCTAAACTTTCACAATCACCGCGCACGTCATCAACTTCTAATTCAAACCCCATAAATAAAGGGCTTTCGCGTGCTAGAGAACGTGGGTAATAACCATCTTCATATTTATGATAATCATAGATAATAGTATCCATGTCTTCCCAACAACTATCACAATAATAATTGCCATTTCTATAATGCATATCATAATCGTTACTGAAATAATCGCCGCATTCATCACATTTTTGAAAGTCATAATCCCTTGATACATACGTTTCTGTATCTGTTAGATAAACAGTGTAATCGCTTGGTTGATAATCTTCTGTATCTTCACAATAGATATAATTACCATTTTCTATAGTATCATTAGTTAAAAGGTCATTATCACAATAACCATAATCGCTAGTATCTTTATTGATGTAGCAATCTTCAAAAGTAGAATACTCAATATAATATTCATCTTCTAATTCTTCTAATTTCTCCATAGAAATAAATGAAAATTCGTTGTGGTCATAATACTTTACTAAATTATTCATAATGTTTTACCTTAAGAAAAACATATGATATAATCATGTTGCTATTTGTCGGGAAACATATAGCACTAATATAAAGAGATTAATTCTAATATGTACATCTATATATAGATTGGTACGTTGTGGATTAATCTCTTTTCTTTTTCAGTACTATACATAGCAATATGTATATATACGTTTCTCTTTTCCTTTTGAGATTTTCACGTATTCAATTGTCAATGAACTATCTTTATTCATTACATTAAATAATGAATACACTTGTATTATACATTATTAAGTGTAAAAGTCAATACTTTATTTTCATTTATTAGTGTAAATATTTCAATGTCTTTTAATCGTTCGTTTTTCAGACATGATTTTTTTAATACCCCCGCCCTCCCCATTTTTTTTGATGGTTTTACCAATACTGCTCAACCCCGCTACCACCGACGGCCTAATTTTAAGGCAATACACTAAATAGTGTTGACACATGCTGAGAGCAATGATATACTATGCACAGGAGGTAGATATTATGAACTTGACAGAATGCTTAAAAAAATTAATTGCTGATAGCAATAGTTCTTATTCAAGACTTGCAGAAAGGTTAGGGTATGAGCGAGCATCGAGCATTGGAAATATTATGAATAGGAGCGACACAAAGGTCAGCATCCTAATCAATATATGCAACGAACTCGACTACGATATCATAATCAGACCCCGAGGCGGTAATGACAGAGCAGAAAGAACAGTCGTACTAGATGAAGTGCCAGACAGAAAAGATAACAGAGGAAGATTCAAGCGATGAAGTACGGCTACGCACGTGTGAGCACAGGAAAGCAGTCATTGGATAGACAGATAGACAGCTTGCGCTCATACAATGTAGACTATATTTACAGTGACAAGTACACGGGCACAAGAATCGACAGACCGAACTACTGCAAGTTGAAGGAAACGATAAAAAAAGGCGATGAACTATACATCCACGCACTCGACAGACTTGGAAGAAATAAGCAGCTCATAAAGGACGAGATTAGGTTTTTCCAGGAAAAGGGTGTTATAATAAGAATACTTAATATGCCTACAACCATGATTGAACTGGACGGACAGGAATGGATCATCGAGATGATAAACAACATAATCCTCGAGGTGCTTTCATCACTCGCTCAGCAGGAGCATGACATGATGGTGGAGAGAACCGTTGAAGGTCTCAAAGCTGCACGCAAGAGAGGAAAGAGCATTGGAAGACCGACCGTCTCAATCGAAGAGGTAGATGACCTGGTCAGACAGGGTGTATCGATAACAGATGCCTGCAAGCAGTGCAATGTGAGCAGAGCAACGTATTATAAGCATAGAGCCTAGAGCCATGCACCACATATGGTGTAGGCTCTTTTTTTTGTGCAATGAAGGAGGAAATATGGCAATAGATAAGAAGAAAGTGAAACTGTACAAAAGTACTGACAGTCTTACTGCCAAGTATGACATCGTACTGAACTGCTATGCTACAAACGACAAAGATACGCTTCTGCATCTGAATAAGGACTTAAGACACAGACTTGCTGAAGCAAACAGCAACAGAAGCAAGGATATCGAAGAGCGATACAACCTGTATCAGATGTATAAGAAGACATTCCTGTTTACGGCGCATTATTCATTTGAGGACTACATGCTTTACCTCGAGATAAACAGACCTGTCAATGAGCAGTTCTACCGCCCTCGAATGAAGATACTGAAAACCGTAGTAAAAGATCTGCAGGACCTCCATGACGGAAATCTACAGGAACTGTTCATCTCGATGCCTCCACGAGTAGGCAAGACAACATTGATTATGTTCTTTCTTACATGGCTCATGGGAATCAATTCAGAAAAGACGAATCTGTACAGCAGTTTCTCTGACACAATCACGCATTCGTTCTATGAAGGTATAAATGAAATCATCAATGACAATATGACCTATACATACAGTGAGATTTTCCCAGCATCCGTCATAGTGAATCAGAACTCTAGGCTGAACACACTGGATTTGGAGCGAAAGAAGAGATATCCGACACTTACATGTCGTTCTATCTATGGAACACTGAACGGTTCATGTGACTGTAACGGCGTACTTATCGGCGATGACTTGATTGGCGGTATCGAAGAAGCACTCAATCCGGAGCGTATGTACAAGACATGGAAACTAGTGGATAACAACCTCATCACACGTGCTAAACAGGGAAGCAAGGTGTTGTGGATAGGTACTAGATGGTCGCTTGTTGACCCAGCTGGTCTAAGACAGGACCTTATATTGAATGATCCGAACTTCAAGTCAAGAAAGTATAAGATTGTGAATCTGCCAGCACTCAATGAGAATGATGAATCCAATTTCGACTATGACTATGGCGTTGGATTCTCTACTGAATACTATCAGCAGAGAAGGGCGTCATTCGAGAGAAACGATGACATGGCATCCTGGTTCGCACAGTACCAGGGAGAGCCTGTAGAACGTGAAGGTGCATTGTTCAACGGCGGAGATATGAAGTTCTATAACGGAATACTGCCGAATGAGGAACCAGTCAGAAGACTGACCGTGGTAGACACTGCCTGGGGCGGTGGTGACTACGTGAGCGCTCCAATAGCCTATCAGTATGCAGATGGAACGGTATATATACCAGATGTTGTGTTCAATAACGGCGATAAGAGAATAACACAGCCGGAAGTGGCGAAGAAAATCGCTTCGTGGGGTGTACAGGACTGCGATGTCGAAAAGAATAATGGTGGTGAAGGCTATGCTGAAGATGTACAGAAGGAACTCGAACGACTTGGCTACAAATGTGTCATAACATCACACAGTGCGCCGACAACAAAGGCAAAAGAGGTGCGTATATTTCAGAATGCTCCCGATATTAGAGAGTTCTATTTCCTTGAGCCGGGCAAACGTTCAAAAGAATATTCAATGTTCATGAATAACCTGTTCTCATTCAAGATACTCGGCAAGAACGAGCATGATGATGCGCCCGACAGCTTGTCACAGTTGTGTGACAGACTTTACGGAGGCTATGGAACGATAAAAGAAATATTCAAAAGACCGTGCTAAAAGGCGCCGTTTCTCTCTCTGCAAAATACAATGATATTAGGGATGCCTGCATTCATTTGCCTACCCCCTATGTCACCTACAAGGCATCCCTCATATCTGTTCATTACAGGGAGGAAATCAATGAAAAAGAATATATATTGTCCTCTCTGCTTGAAGAGAGGAAAAAAGAAGATACTAGGCAGAGTAAGCGACGATACAAGCGGCACGCTTTATCTCTGGTGCAAGGTAGACAAGAAAGAAATTGAAATTCGTGTGGAAGGAGGCAGCGCTGGTGATTAGCAGAGGCAGAAAGACAATCTATTCAAGCGAATCAGAAATCACAAGAGATAATGTTCAAAAAGTAGTCACATATGCGATGCAGACGCACGAATTAAATCGCAAGGATATAAAGTACCTTATCGAGTACGAGAAGGGAAGGCAGGACATCCTTGATAGAGAGAAGCCTGTAAGGCCCGAAATTAATGAGAAGATAGTAGAGAATCACGCATCACAGATTGTTAATTTCAAGACGGCTTTCGTGTTTGGTTCGCCAATCAGATATGTTCAGAAGGCTGAACAGGAATTGAAGAGCGAAACTACATCAGACGAGGACGATGGGTACATCGGTGAACTAAACAGCATGTGCTTTGATGAAAGAAAGCACACAAAGGACCAGGAACTAGCAAAGACATTTCTAACATGTGGTGTGGGATATAGAGGAGTTTTTCCTCAGAAGGACAAAAATGCTTATACACCTTTTAGAATTGTCAACCTGGATCCTATGAACACATTCATCATCTACAGTCCCGACATTTTTCACGATCCGTTACTTGCAGTCACATACTGGCGTGATATGAACGATAAAGGGATTGTAGAAGAAACGCATTATACGGCTTACACGAACGACAGGGTGTTTCAGTTCACAGATACACATGTCGGCGAGGTTGAAGAAAGTGTAAATGGTATCGGAGCAATTCCTATTGTTGAATATCGACAGGATTATGACAAGATGGGGTGCTTCGAGAGAGCCATCGGTCTGTTAAATGCAATCAACACATGCACAAGTGACAGACTGAATGGATTGGCACAGAATGTACAGTCATTCATTTGGTTCGATAACGTTGACATGAATAAAGAAGACTATGACGAACTTAGAGAGAATGGTGCATTATCCACAACAAGCAGAAACGGAACTACAGCATCTGTAAAGACTATTGAGACATCACTTAATCAGAATGAAATTCAGAGTCTTAGTGATTACTTATATGCTCAGTTACTGCAGATCTGCGCTATGCCTTCTAGAGAAGCGCAGAGTGGTTCTACAACAGGGCAGTCATCTATGCTGAGTGGTGGATGGCAGGAAGCAGAGGAAGATGCTTATCGACTTGAAGAGATGTTCGATGAAGGGGAAAAGAAGTTCCTCGCTATCGTTAAAAACATTCTCGACCGAAGCAATACAGTTGTTAAGGAAGAAGTCAAACTAAGAGATATTGATATCAAGTTCTCTAGAAACAAGGTCACAAACATGCTTGTTAAGACACAGGGGCTTCTAAATATGAAGACATTCGGCATCCATCCAAGAGTTGCCATTCAGACTGCTGACTTATTCAGCGACCCTCAGCAGGTATATGTGGACAGCAGGGAGTACCTGGACGCAGCATACAACACTGAATTAAAAACAACTGTCGATAGTGAAGATAAGGATTTGCAAAGCAATCCCCAAGGAGATAACCCAGCGACAGTAACTGATGACCAGAATATGCAGATGTCATTTGTAAATTCCGGTTAGCATATTTGAGTTAGTATATTTGAGTTAGAGAAAAACTTTAAAGAGCACATATACAGTTAGAGAAAAACTTTAAAAAGCACATACATAGTTAGAGAAAAACTTTAAAGAGCAAGGAGAACCAAAATGAACGTAAGAGAAATTTTAGGCGCTAGATTAACTGAAGACACAACAATCGAAGATTTAATCGAAATGTTAGAAGCAGACAATTCTACTGTATCAGTCAGAGAATATAACGCTATGAAAGATAAAAGTGATAAAAACGCAAAGGAAGCAGCTAATTATAGAAAGCAGCTCAATGCGAATAAATCACAGGAAGAGATTAATAAAGAAGAAACTCAGAGACAGTTAGATGAATTGGCCAGTCAAAACGCTGATCTCACAAAAAAACTATCAATCATGGAAAATGAGAAAAAATTCATATCTATGGGATATAACGAGGAGAGTGCGCACAAAGTGGCTAGTGCTTTAGCCGAGGGTGATATGAAATCATTTTTCAAGCAGCAGGAAATTTTTAATGCTGAATTAAACAAGAAATACAAAGCAGAGGCGTTAAACAATACTAAAACGCCAGGACAAGACGATAATCACGACGATACCATGACAAAAGAGAAGTTAAGCACAATGTCATTAAGGGAACAGATGAAGTTCGCTGAAGAAAATCCTAGTGAATATCAGTCAATTTACGGCAAAGGAGAATAAGATATATGGCAAACACACCATATCCTAATTATGTATTGGAAAACAAGTTTGAAGACCAATACCAGACATATCTAGACTTAATGCAGTTCTGTACTGTTGATAACTCATTAACAGGCGAACCTGGCATGAAGAAAAAAATCCGTACTTATGTAGCAACTGATGGTACGGAAACAGTAGCAAAAGGTGAAGGGAACACTAAGTCAATCACAGCCAGCTACACTGAAACAGAATACACAATCGAGACATTACAGAACAGATTCGATTGGTATGATGAAGATGAAATGGAAGACCCATTAGTAGTTGATAAAGGCTTAGACCACCAGGCAGTTGACATGTTCAACACTGCCAACAAGAAGGCTATTGCTGAATTTGCAAAAGCCACTCAGAAGGTAGAAACTGCTAAGTTCGATTTCAACTCTTTCGTTGATGCAGTAGCATCTATCAAGGACTTAAAAATCAGTGAATCAACTGAAATCACAGGATTAGGCGTTTTCGCATTAGTTCACAAGGACGATGTTGCAGAAATTCGTAAGAACTTAGGGGAATTACTTAAGTACGTTGAGGCATATGCACGTAGCGGCTACATCGGAACAGTTGCTGGTGTAAACATCTACACATCTGCTTTAGCAACTAAAGGGCAGTTTGCAGTAGCAACTAAAGAAGCAGTCACTTACTTCAACAAGAAGGGTGCAGAAGCCGAATCTTCAACTAGAGGAAGCCGTTCAGCAGAAAATGCTAACAAGCGTGAAAATACAGTCTTCTTAAGAAAGTATGGTATTTTCGCCTTAACAAATCAGAACTACATTGTAAAGGTTGTTAAAAGTGCAACTGATGGTCATGCAACAGGAGACGAAATTCCTACAGTATAGAAAGGGGTAGAGAATGAAGAAAGTAGAAGTGATTAAAGCGTTTTATGACGCAAAAAATAAAAAGACCCTACGTAAAGTAGGGGATGTGATTAAAGTTACAGAAATCAGAGCAATGGAACTCATCGAAAAAGAGTTCGCAAAAGAAGTGGAATAGCGAATATGAAAGGGGATGATAAATATGACACAGGAAGAAATTCTAAAAATTAAACTAAAAGACGATGATGTTGATAACGATGATTTGGAAGTTCTTCTGCAAAGTGCTAAGTTAATCATCCTCTCAAATCGCTATCCTTATCATGATTTTCCTGTTGATGACAACGGAGAATATATTCTTGAAAATAGATACAATGATCTGCAGATAAGAATTGCAGTGGAATTATTTGCAAAATCCGGTGCAGAAGGGGAACTGACTCATACAGAAAATGCAGTAACACGACAATGGGCAAGCGCCGATGTTTCACCTGCACTTTTAAGGGAAATTATTCCTAAAGCGAAGGTATTCTAAATGAGAAACTTCAAGAGAGATCAGTTCACAATCTACTATGCATTGTTCCAAAAGGATAGTGCCACGGATAAATACGGCAACAGAATAGGCGGCTATACTGAGCCAACAAAATTAAAAATTTCACTTTCTGCAGCAAAAGGCGATTCGAATTATAACGTATTCGGTAAAGATACTGATTATGACAGAGAGATGGTTACGACAGATACCAACTGTCCTATTGATGAATATTCTAGATTATGGATTGGCGTCGATACGTCAGAGACCCACAATTACGTAGTGACAAAAGTCGCAGTAAGCAAGAGGGAGAAGAGATATGCAATCAAGGAATATAAAGGTTAGGCTGAACGATGAAAGTATCAGTCAAGCCATCTCTAGTCTTAAGGAATATCAGAAAACACTGAAATATAAGCAGGCTGTTCTCATGAAAGAACTCGGTGAGCATGGCTTTGAAGTGATGGTCAGAGAGATCGATTCCTATCCAATGCCTTATTCTAAGGACGATTTAATTAATAGTGTGTCATATGAATGCACAGGTAAAACAGTCACTATTTACAATGCATCTGAGCACGCTTTATTTGTAGAATTCGGAACCGGAATCGTTGGCTCACGTTCGCCGCATCCACACGATACCATCGGGTATCACTATGATGTCAATAATCACGGTGATGATGGGTGGTATTATCGTGATGAAGGAGAATGGCAGTGGACAAAAGGTATGCCATCTAGACCGTTCGCTCATGGCACATACGAGACTTTGAGGGCAGAACTTATTGATATTGTAAAGAAGGTGTTTCAACAGTGATTGACAAAGAAGATGGATTATTTGCTGAAATTGCAAATGAACTTAGAAAACAGTTTCGTGATATCTATATTATCGGAAAGCAGTTATCTTCTGAACCACCTAGATTTCCGGCAGTATCTATTATTCAAGAGAACAACGTAGTAAACAAACGATATAGTACATTTGACGAGATGGAAAATGTTGCTCATATTACGCAGTACATTGAAATTTATTCTAATGATAAAGAGCAGAAAGAAGAAATATGCAAATCGATATCATTAGTAATTGACTATGTATTGAAAACTCATGGCTATTGCAGAATGCTTAACCAGCCGATGGTTAACGCTGATGATACTATAGCAAGAAGAATCATGAGATATAAGAAAGAAAATGAAACACAATATTAAGGAGGATAAATATGGGAGTAGCAATCAACACAGCTGGCGTAACTGTAGGATATGCCGTTGAAGCGACAGCAGGTACTAGACCAACTGGTGGGTACACTGTAATTCCGGACATTAAGTCCGTTCCGGAACTAAATCCAAGTCCGGAAACTTTAGAATCGACTGATCTAATGGAAACAGAGTACAAGACTTATATTGAAGGCTTAAAGGACTTAGGTGGAGCATTAGCATTCACAGCAAACCTAACAGAGGAACTTATTACGGTTTGGGATGCCTTAATTGGAAAGTACGAAGAAGCTGCAAAGACAGGCAAGTCTACATGGTTTGAAATCAAGCATCCTAAGTTAGCAAAATCTGTTTACTTTAGTGGTCAGCCATCAAAGACAGGTTTACCAGCAATCGAAGTAAACAGTATCTTAGAAACTAACTTATATATCACACCTACAGGAGCACCTGAATGGGGAGCAAAAAGCACTGATAACGCATAAGTTAGAGGCGCTTTAATCGGCGCCTTTTTTTAATAATTTATAGAGGAGATAAGCAAGTATGGAAAAAACAAATAGCACAACAATCAAGTTTGCATACGAAGGCAAGAATTATGAATTAGGTTATACAAGAGAAATTGTCGGTAAGATGGTTGGAGAAGGCTTTGAAATTGAAGAAGCAGCTAAGAACCCACTTGATGCGATTTATGAATTATTCATTAATTCATTTGAAATGAATCATCAAGATACAGATATCGATACAAGAGAAAAGATTTTAAAGAATCTCGGCAATAAAGAGCATCTATTTGCAGTGCTTGTAGAAATGTTCTCTGAACCAATCGAATTCCTAGGAGAACCAGAAAAAAACGCAATCGAGTGGACAGTATAGAAAGCGAAAGCGATGCCGATGCGTCCACGAATGATTATAGGAAAGTAATGAATGAGTGGTTTCCCTATTATCTTGCACTAGGGATGACCTATGAACAGTATTGGTGTAGTGACCCATATCTTACGGTATATTATCAGAAAGCCAAGAAAATGAAGTTTGATTATGATAATCAGATGGCTTGGATAAATGGAATGTATATCTATGATGCCGTGTCGGCTATTGTGTTCAATACATGGTGCCGTAAGGAAGGGGAACAGTGTAAAAATTATACTAATAAGCCTTATGAATTTGATGAGGCAAAGCAAGAAGAAGAATTAAAGAAAGAAGCAGAAGTCCAGGCAGAAGCGTGGATGCGAAACTTCGTTAATCTATATAAAGTTTAGAGCCGAACCGAGAGCCTTATTTTTTAAGGAAGGAGGTTTAAGACTATATGGCTGATATAGATAAATTATCGATAGTATTCGAAAGTGATGTTGATGGAGCAGTCAGCGCAATAGATAAGTTGACAGGTGCACTTCAAAGATTAAATCAAGGTATCAAGATTGACGGCAATATTGCAACTACCTTGAACTCTCTTTCAAGACTTGACAAAGTGGTCAATGGTTTAAACACCAAGAATGTTGATGCTTTTTCTAAAGGAATTAAAAATCTCGCTGAAGCATTAAAACCTTTAGAAAAAATCGGCAAAAGCGGTCTTGGTAAAACTTTGGACAGTTTATCAGATATATCTAAAGTCATCAGCAAACTAGACCAGGCAGACTTAGGCAAGTTCAGCGGGCAGATGAATCAGATTTCAAGTGCCATGGCACCACTTGCACAGAACAGCAATCAGTTGTCTGATGTGTTTAATAAAATGCCGAGTGCAGTAGCCTCTGCATCCAAGTCTTTAGATGCCTACAATTCTAAATCTAGAGGCGCTAAGACTCATACAGGTGGACTGTTCTCAGCAATCAGTTCTTTGGTAAGTGGAGCACGAAATGTAAAATCCACTTTCTTAGCAATAAGTTCTGCATTCAGTTTCTTTTACGATGAAAGTGCTGAATACATAGAACAGTTAAACCTGTTCAATGTCGCAATGGGCAGTGCATCACAAAGTGCCAGCACATTTGCTCAAAAAGTCAGTGATGCTATGGGCATCGATCCAGGCAAATGGATGGAGTACCAGGGCACACTTAATATGATGATTGAGGGCTTTGGTGTAGCAAGTGACAAAGCACAGATAATGTCGCAGAACCTAACACAGTTATCATATGACTATAGTTCCTTAATGAACGTAGATGTAAGCACTGCTTTCGATAAAATACAGAGTGCCATGTCCGGACAGATTAAAGGCTTGAAGGAATATGGTAACAACGTGTCTGTCGCAATGGTCAAACAGACAGGTCTTAAATACGGCTTACAAGGCAACGTAAGTACCTGGGATCAGAACACACAGGCAATCATGAGATACATCACTATCATGAATAATGCCAGCAAAGTAGATGTATTTAATGATATGGCTCGTACAATCAATACGCCTAGTAATGCCGTACGTATCTTGGCGCAGCAGTTCAAGGTGCTTAGACGAGCAATCGGTAATATTGCGAGCGTATTTGCTACGGCAGTAATTCCTTATATACAGGTAGCGGTTGAACTTCTGAATAAGTTTGCTAGTTTTGTGGCTGGCTTATTCGGATTTAAATTACCAACCATTGATTATAGCGGCTTGGAAAAAGGCTCTGGTGCTATGGATGACATGGCAGACAGTGCTAAGGATGCAGGCTCATCAGTGGGTGGAGCAACCAAGAAAGTAAAAGACTTAAAGAAAGAACTACAGACATTAGGATTTGATGAATTAAACATTCTAAACAGTCCAAAGAACGATTCCGACAGTGGCGGCTCCGGTGGTGGATCCGGCGGTGGCGGTATCGGTGGTGGTGCTGGTATCGGTGATATCGACTTGCCACAATATGATTTCTTAAAAGGCTTAAAGAAAGACACAGACGAAATAGAAAAGAGATTAAAGGAACTATTTAAGCCCGTTACTGATAGTTGGAACAAGTACGGCAAAGAAGTCATGGACAGTTTTAAGTTTGCTTTAAATGAGTTATCTGAACTCACAAAGAGTATCGGCAGATCATTTGGAGAGGTATGGCAGAACGGCACAGGCAAGAAGACAGTAAGTGAAATTCTGCTAATCGTTAAGAACTTATGCGACTTCGTTGGATATCTAGCAAAGCGTTTCAGAGAAGCATGGGATGAAGCCGGACTAGGAACAAAAATCATTCAGAATCTATGGGATGCTGCAAATAATTTACTTCATTCCGTTGAAGACATTAGTGAGCAGTTGAGTAATTTTGCTTTCTATCTTGATTTCAAGCCAGCGTTAAAGAGCGTTTATAGTTTGTCAAAGGCTTTTAAAGAACTTTCAGACATCGTAGGAAAGTATCTAAGTGATGCTTTCAAAAACGTACTGCTGCCATTAGCAAAATGGGGTATTGAAAAAGTTATTCCTACAGGAGTTAGTGCTTTAGCAGATGCCTTAAAGGGAGTCAGTGCTGCTCTTAAGAATTTAAGACCGTTTATCACTTTCCTAGAAAAATTAACTGTTGCCCTAGGAAAATTAGTAGGGAACACTATTTTGGTTGGCATCAGTGCATTAGGAAAAGCATTGAAGGCTATCGGTCAGTCAAAAACGTTATTAGCAGCATTAACCACTACTGTAGCAACGCTTATCGCTTCTATGAAGTGGGGTAAGGTAATCAATGACTTGAACGATGTAAACAGTACCGTAAGCAAACTGAAGGTAGTATTTGAACTATTCAAAGAAGAAGGAATTTCTGCACTTGAACTTTTGGTACAGGATTTTGTTAAGTCACATAAGGCGCTCGATACATTAGTCACTGGCTTCAAAGGATTAAATGATGCTAACGGTATACTTAGTGGAGTTAGTACCGCTGTTACTGCATTAGGCACTAAACTCGGTGTATTGACCGTGGCAGAAGGTGGAGCAACAACTGCAACAGGGTTGTTAGGTGGTGCGTTTGCGTTCCTTGCAGCCAATCCATTAGTGGCTGTCGCTGGCGCTATAACTATCGCAGTCGCTGCATTAGCGATATTTACAAGCAAAGTCAAGGATAATTCTGATGCACAGGAAAGAGCGTTATCATCAGCCAAGAGACTTTCTGACGGCTTGAAGGAACAAGCACAAGAATGGAAAAAAGCCAATGCAGAAGCAAAAAAGAATGCAGAAGCAGGTCAGCAAAATGCTCTTGTTGCACAGGACTACGCCAGCAGATTATATGGTATCGTAGATGCGAATGGCAAAATCACAGGCACTGTAAAACAGGCACAATTCTTTGTTGATCAACTTAACAATCAGTTAGGAACGAATATCGAAATTCATGATGGTGTTATTTCTAACTGGGATGAAGAAAAGCAAAAAATCAACGAAAACATTGAAGCACTTAAGCGAAAAGCTGTTATCGAAGCGTACAGTGAAAAGTTCATTGAAGCAGAGAAAGAAAGAATCAAAGCACAGGAACAGTTAACTGAAGCAACTAGTAAGTACAATAAATCAAAAGAAAGAGAAAAAGAACTTCTCGGAAAACTCAAAGAAGCATGGGAAAGCGGACAACAACCAAGTGCTTCTTTAACTGAGGAATATCGAAAGCAGTTAGAAATAACTGAAAAGTACGGTAAAGCTGTAGGTAGTGCTAAAGACAAAGTCACAAGTATCACTGATGGCTTAAACGAATACAACGCTGCAATACAGTCTGCTGATGGAACTGTCGAAAGTTCTACTGCATTCATTGTCGAACAATATGGAGTGTTAGCGAAAGATGGCACATATACATACAGTTCTTTAGCAAACGGTCTAAATGACCTTAACGCCAAGTGCGATGAAAACGGAAAAGTATGGCAGACCTTAAGTAAGACAGAACAGGAAGCAAGCAAACAGGCAAGAATTCAGTTGCTTAGCGACTTGGCTCAGAAAGCGTTCAGTCAAGGCAAGACTTATGAGCAGATGCTTTCTACTGCAAAAGCAAAAGGTGCTGAATTAACACAAGCCGATAGGAAAGAGTTAAAAAAGCAGTATGACAACCTTAAGAAGCAGTCAGAAGATATAAAGGCAGTTAAAAAGACTCAAAACAACACCTTATTGGTTATGCTCGATAAGTACGGCATCGATAAAGATAGCAAAGATGCGAAGCGCTATCAGAAAGAATTGAAAGACGCGCAAAAGAATGGTACTGAGCAAGGTCAGCAGTATATTGATAAGTTAGCCAAAGAAATAGTCAAAGGAAGTCCAAAGGTCAGCAATGAAGCAAGCAAGGTTGGAAAGCAGAGCAAAGAGAAATTCGAATCTCACAAAGCAGATTTCAAAGTAGATACAAAATCTGCGAATAACATTCTTAGTCGATTCATGAGTTCGATTCCTTCTTTTAAAGACATGAAGTTAAACCTCAAAACTGATAAGAAGAAATTCAGAATCGGTGATTTCGGATTTGATATCGGTCTATTTGCTCGAGGTGGTTTTCCGGATAGTGGGCAGATGTTCATTGCTCGAGAAGCTGGTCCGGAATTAGTCGGCCGTATCGGTCGCAGAACTGCCGTTGCAAACAATGACCAGATTGTACAAGGTATCGCAAGTGCCGTAAGAAGCGCAATGAGTGGCGTGAATAGTCCTAATGGTGGTGGTACTACAAGAATCACAGTACAGAACGTTCTAAACGGCAAAGCAATCGGTGAGTCTGTCATCGAATACCATAACGGCAAAGTCAAGCAGACAGGACATAGTCCTTTATTATTCTAAAAGGAGGGAGACAACATGGATTATATTTTAGTTATAAACGGCTATGGATGTTTCCCTAGCAAATACGAAGTACAGCTAAGTGATGTTGACAGGGAGGACGGAAGCGGAAGAAACCAAAACGGAGACATGCTACGAGATAGAGCGGGGGTCAAGAAGAAAGTCATCTTGACCTTTGCTGCTATTCCGCAGTCAAAAGCAGAACGCCTGTTGAAAGCCGTTAAGGATGAATTCGTCACTGTCACATACCTAGATCCGGAACTTGGGAAACGAACGATGACAGCTTATGTCGGTGACAGAAACTGTCAGATATTCAAATATGATAGGGCAAGTCAAGAATGGATATGGGATAATATAACATTCAACCTTATCGAGAAATAATCAGAAGGAGGGGCAATGATGATTAACACAAGCAGACAATATCAAGATGTTATAGTTGGTCCTTCTAGAAGCGTTAAAGCAAGAGTGAAATTCAACGGAGATACTTTATTGGATGATGATAAAGTTATCTCTGTTTCACTGAATGAGATAGCGAACTCTGATGAAAAAGTCACAATTGGTGAACTCAACAGTGCAAAGGCAGTCGTGGAGTTCGAAATGCCCAACGATACAATCCCTTTAAAAAACGGAATATTCAGTATTCAAAGTGGACTGCTTGTGAATGGTGAATATGAGTTTGTGGATAAAGGAACATTCTATATAGATGAGATAGAAAGCAGCATGGGCAGTAAGATTGTTACTGTCAGCGGCTACGATAGCATCTATAGAATGAACGCAGAATACAAGCCAGGCATTAAATATCCAGCATTGTTAGAAGATGTAATACAAGATATATGCAGACAGTGCAATATCACATCTGCAATTGACAATATTCCAAGCATTACATTGGATGGCTACCAGGAAAACATTACATGCAAAACATTTATGGGCTACTGCCTAGGACTCATGGGATTGAATGGGCGCATGAATGAAAACAACAAATTGATTGGTTACTGGTTTGAAGACAGTGGCTTTAAAGTCAAATGGGATAATCAGTTTCAGAGTGGATTCAAGTTAACATCCGACAATGATGTGAAGATCACAAGCGTGTCCTGCAATGGATTGATTAGTGGTAACGGCTATGGCATATCATTTGAGAATCCATACATGACACAGGAAATTCTCGATGGAATATATAAGAAAGTAAACGGATTAACTTATAGTCCATCGACTGTTGAATGGAGAGGGAATCCGTCATTACAGATAAGTGACATCATCAAAGTAGAAGATAACAACGGTACATTTCACAATGTCATTTTAAGCGAACACACAATCACATTGACAGGCATGAAAGACAACATCACTTGTAAAGGTTCCAACGGTGAAGTTGTGATGAGTACATCAAACTCGCCTACGCAGTTAGTTGTAAAGCGATTGTACAACACACTCACAAATGCACTCAAGACAAACAGTGAGAACATTCTAGGGCATAATGGCGGCTACTACAGAGTAGACTTCAACGAAGAAGGGCAGCCTAGTGGCTGGTCTATCATGAACACGCCGACACTACGTGATGATACTAAGATGTGGAAATTCTCTAGTGGTGGTCTTGGCTACAGTGTTGATGGTGGTAAAACATTCACAAAGATTGCATTTGACCTGGAAGGGAATTTCAGTGCGAATGCTATCACGACTGGCGTTATAACCGGAGAGATGTTCGAACTTAACCTTGATAACGGTGTTATTAAGATAGGTGAAAGAGACGATAAGGGGGAGATAAGCAACCCTAGCCTATACGTGAATGAAAAAGGCGAAGTGAAAATCAGAGCGTTTGAAAGAGTCGAGAACAAGGCTGATGAAGCGCTTAAAGAAGCACAGGGTTCAGTTAAGAAGTTTGTTTGCGAGTATGCTAGTTCAACAGATGGAGTTACACCTCCCGAAACAGGGTGGTCAGAGACTGCACCGACATGGCGTCCAGGATTCTATATATGGCAGAGAACAGCCACGACGATCAACAATACTGTCACATACAGTACACCAGTATGTATAACAGGTGCAAAAGGTGAGGATTCTATATTGTTGTGTATAGAGTCATCAAACGGCACGACATTCAAGAACAGCGATGTGGCAACTATATTCACAGTAAATATTTATGTGGGTGGAGTTGTGATTGATAACTCTTCAAAACTGAGAGAAACATTTGGAGATAATGCATATCTGCAGTGGTTCATTAAAAGGCATGGAGAGACAGAATTCAGCAAGATTCCGTTAGATGATACAAGACTCAACGATAACGGGTTCATGTTTACTATTTCAGCAAAAGACATTAAATTCAAGGCAGTATTCAACTGCGAATTAAACATTTAGGAGGAAAATTATGGCAATTAAAGCGGTCAATCAGATTGACGTTATCGACTTAACCGATGGTTATTCCGTCGTATTAACTAATGACAACTATACATTCTTAGGTACTACTACTTCTGTAAACGGTACACAGACAACTACTACACAGGTAATGGCATTGTGCGGGAGTGAACAGGTTCCGTGCACAGTAGGAACTATCACATGTCCTACAGGAATTTCAGCAGTGTCTGACGGCAAGTCACCAATGCCAACAATCACAGTTACTGCAACATCTGCATTAACTAAGAGTGGTACTATCACTATTCCTATCGTCGTTGATGGTGATATCACAATCAACAAGACATTCAGTTTCTCAATTGCGTTCAAAGGTCAGACAGGACAGAATGGTACAAGTGTTACCGTAAGTTCCACTTCTGTAACTTACCAGGTTGGTGCAAGCGGAACCACTAAACCAACAGGTGAGTGGAGCGCTACTGTTCCAAATGTACCTAATGGTCAGTTCCTTTGGACTAAGACAGTAGTCAAGTACTCTGACGGCAAGTCAACAGAAGCCTATTCAGTCTCTTATAAAGGTACAAACGGCTCAAATGGTTCAAACGGTACAAGCGTTACTGTAAGTTCAACATCTGTAACATACCAAGCAGGCACAAGTGGCACTACTCCTCCAACAGGAACTTGGAGTACTACAGTGCCTAGCGTGGCAAATGGTCAGTACTTATGGACAAAGACTGTTGTAAACTATTCTGATGGTAAACATACTGAATCATATTCAGTTTCCTACAAAGGTACAAACGGCACAAATGGGAAGGATGGCTTAGATGCTATCACAATGGCAATCACTTCAAGCGGTGGAACAATCTTCAAGAACACTGCTATTGCTACAACTTTAACTGCTCATGTTTATAAAGGCGGAGTTGAAGTGACTGGCTCTGCGTTATCTGCATTAGGAACTATCAAGTGGTATAAGGATGGCGGAACTACTGCTGTAGCAACAGGTGCGACATACACAATCGGTGCAGGTGATATTACAAACAAGGCAACATTCAGCGCTCAGCTAGAAGGTTAATTATATGGTTAAGGCATCGGCTAGCATGACCCTCGTGAGAGTTAATGATGGCGAGGACGGGCAGGG